GATTGTTATGCTCTACTATTCGCAAATATTAATGTTGCACCCTATACACCTCTCCCCGTAGATATTCCACCTCCTGCAGGATACGCACCATATATGTTATGGGATAATGATAATAATAAGGCGACTCTTGTATTCCCTAATATAACACCGCAATTCTCTTGGAAACAGTCGCCTCTCTCGTCTGCTCCCGCAAAATTGGAACTATACTTTAACAATCCACTTTATACTTTATTTAGTTCATTTGAAACAATATTGAACGCCACATATTTAGACCCTTCTATTGTTGGACTTGACGGAGACGAGGCTAATTGGTTTATACAAAATTACGATAAGTATGGCACAAATACCAACACCGCTGGTAATGTATTATATATGGAACAACCCTATTCAACTGGTGCAATTATGAGTCCTATTCAATCATTAGTGTTTAATACTTCATTAATTCCAATTCTTCCACAATTGATCGGTGTTCCAAGAGTATTAAGGGGGACAACTATTAATTCTACGTCTTCGGGACAAAATGATAATATCAGTAATGAAATCACAGATTTAGTGGTTAATCTGGTTAGGGGAGATGAATACTTCCCGTCCGTGCTTTATCTCCCATCCGCAGAGTATAGATTAATTGATTTGAATGGAAACGCCCCAATTAGTGCAATTCAAATTAGTGTTCAATGGAAGGATATATATGGAATATATCACGACTTCTTTTTACAAAATAATTGTAATTGTTCTATGAAAATTATGTTTAGGAAGAAATCGCAGGGTTTAGATTAAACATATAAATAATATTCTATTTAGTGATTTTAAAGATTATTTAATTTAAATATAATCTTTAAAAAATATTATCTCATTTAATTATATAACAAAATGTCCTCCAGTGATTTTGAAAAAGTATGTGTTCAAGACGACGTGCTTAACACCACCGATAAGGTTCGCTACGCAGTTTTTAAGGGTGCTCAGAACGTGACTCCAAGTCAGTATGAAGCCATCTCCAAGAGTAATTCGTCAATTACTTTTAATATTCAATTACCAAGCGAGTCGACAGTATTCTCTCGTAGACTTATGGTTGAAGTTGATATGACCGTTCAGATTCAAGCCAGTTTTAGTGCAACCGCCCCTAACGGCTCTTGTCTTTTTAACTATGGTTATTCTTCTTCTCTCGGACCATTCCCATTTCAATCTCTATGCAACACCGTTCAGGCTACTATTAATAACAACACCGTAAGCCAGAATATGCGAGATGTTATGTTCCAGATGCTCCGCTTTAATGACCGCAGAGAACTTGCACGATACAATAACGCTTGTCCTACCATGTATGACTCCTATTTGAACTATGACGAAGCACTCGGCACTAATAATAACCCATTGGCAGCGTGGAACAACGTCAGCAACGACCAAGACTTCCAGCCTCGTGGTGCTTTTAAACTTATTTCAGTGTCTGGAAACTACGCAAAGGGCGACGCTGCTGCACCCGACCCCACTTTACGAACTATCCTTGTCCGCTTTAAGACAACCGAACCTCTTATGTTGTCACCCTTTATCTGGTGCGACCCCAAGAGCAACAATCAGGGTATGTACGGGGTGCAAACTCTCAATTTCGTCTTTAATTTAGGACAAGCAAACCGTATTGTTCGTCTTGCACTTAATGACCTTTATCTTAACGGTCTGGCTACTGTTTCTCTTCCTAACAACGCTATTAGCACCGCTCGTCTTCTTATGGAGTTTTATACCCGTCAGCCCAGTGACCTTGTATCAAGTAGAAATGTTGTGCCTTATGCGGAATATCCCCGCTACATAACTCCCGCACCAGCCGTCACTGCGGGTTCTCAGAGTGGTCTTCAAAACTTTCAGTCAATCCAGTTAAACTCCGTTCCCGATAAGTTGATTATCTGTGTTCGTAAAGTTCTCGGTTCTCAGTCCAATTTTGACTCTGATAGTTTCCTTCCCATTACTGGCATTACTATTAATTTTAACAACAAAGCGGGTCTCCTCTCTGGTGCAACTCAGTGGGACTTGTGGCGTATGTCCGTTGAATCAGGTTCAAATCAGACATGGGCAGAGTTTCAGGGCTTCGCTCCTCTTGGTTCTCAAACCGCATTTGTTCCCGTTGCTACTACTAATACTGGCTACCAACAAATCTCAACTTGTGGCACGGTTCTTGCTCTGGAGATGGGACGACATGTTGAGTTAGATGACGTGTACGCACCTTCTTCAATCGGAGCGTTTCAATTACAGTTTCAAATAAATTACACCAACAATACTGCTGTTAATATTAACGCTAATGAATATGAAATTGTGCTTATTACTATGAACTCTGGTGTCTTCACAATTGAACGTGGAACTTCTCAGACTTACACCGCAATTCTCTCTCGTGCAGATGTTCTCTCTGTTTCTTCTCAGCCTTCTGTTTCAAAGTCCGCCGTTGCTCGTCTTGTTGGTGGATCATGGGAGGATAGTTTTAAATCTCTCTGTTCTTCTGTTGCACCGTTGGCTGGTAAGGCAGAACAGATTAAAAACTTTATTACAGGTGACGGTCAGAGCGGTGGCGGACAATCTGGCGGTGGTCAATCTGGTGGTCGTATGAGAAAGCACCTCGCCATGTAATTAGTGCAACATTAAATATTAAGGCAATTAATTTTATTTTCTTTTTATATAATATATAAAATGAAATTGAAACTCCCCACTATTAAAATCCCCAAGCCTTCTGTGGTTGAACTATCATTTAGACCTCACCCTACTATTATTTTAAAGTTTTAAAAGATTTAGGCGGACACCTATGTATAGTTGGTCGTAAGTCCTAATCTGGGGTTTTAGAAATTGTTAATCCCCACCCCCGTCATTCGACTAATCCCTTTTAAAAAACAATCTACTTTTTTAAAATATAAACCGCCATAGCTCAGGGGCAGAGCGTGAGGCTCATAACTTCAAGGTCATCCGATCAAAACGGATTGGCGGTATGTATTACTTTTTAATAATGTTAAACTAATATTATTAAAAAATGGTGAGGCAAGACTATTCTGGTGAGGCAAAAAACTAAAAGTCTTCGTAATATCAATAAGTAGCAAAACCTATGTAGATTTAGGTAAAAAGCCTCACCACAAATAGCCTCCCTCACCATTTAGGCGATTAAGTATATAGTAATAAACGCATTAATATAAAACAATATAGATTTTCATAATGTAAATAATTTAATTCTATATAATATTATTTTCTAATAGTATTATATAAAATGGCAAGTTATAATAACGCTTACAATCAGTCTATCGCACGAAGACAACACGGTTTAAATGTTGCTAATCTTAAAAACGACTTTCAACAGTCGTTAGTGCAACCTTTACATGGAGGCGATTTCTGGTCTGATTTTGGAGATGGTTTTATGAGTGTAATGAAGCCCATAGGGCAAGTCGCATCTGTTATTGCACCCTTTTTAGGAGCAGGAGAATCTGGCGGTGATATGTCAGTTAATGCACCTTATGAAGGTTATGTTTATGGCTCTGGTATGAGCGGAGGTAATATTGCTAATGACGGCATACCTCCTTTTAATATTCCTACTAATGCTGGTATGAGCGGAGGAATGCGTGGTCGTAAAATTGGTTGTGGTTTATCTGGTGGAGATGAAATAAGTGACACTGACCACCCTCTTTTAAACAACCCAGAATTACAGGCTACTATGTTTCTCGGCGGGAGAAAGCCGTCAAGTGTAAGTAAAGGTGAAAAGAAACGTTTAGTTCAAAAGGCTATTGCGGATATGCTTTTACAGCGTCAACTTATGGCGGTTCATGGTAAGGGGTTAAGTGGTGGCGGATTGAGCGGAGGCGATTTTGATTGGTCGTCTCTTTTACAGTTTGCTCCTCTTCTTCTTGGTCTTGGTTTAAGCGGTGGTGGTGCAAGTGGAGGCGATCAATATTCAGATATGGCAGAGTTTGAACCCCTACTAACTGGACTTGGAATGAGTGGAGGCGACTTCTGGGACGATATTGGTAAAGGGTTCTCTGACGCTTGGAATTGGGTTTCTGGGAATGCTGATAATATTGGTAAATTAGTGGATGTAGGTTCAAAGATAGGAAAAGCAATTGGTGCTGGTCAATCGGGCGGTATGTATGATAAATCTAAATACCATACTATGCCAGACGGTAGTATAATGGATAATTCCGCTATGGGTATGGGTCTATCTGGTGGTTCGGCAGAGGAAAAGATGAGAGATGCGATTGCTACTCAATTGAAAGGATATGGTGTCTTTGACGACCACATTCTACCCTATTTAACTAAATATTTTCTTGGTTCTGTCGGCTCTTTATTTGGTTCGGGCTATTCTGGCGGTGCTATGACTTACGAGCAGAATATGAATATGGCTGACGCTATGGGAGATATTTTTAGTGGAATGGGTCAATCTGGTGGTGCGAGAGGTAGAGATACAAGAATGAATAGCGGAGCAGTTCAACTCTATAAGGGTGGAAATAGTGAAGCATTAACGGCACTACAACAAAGGTCTAATGTTAATCAACCCTATTTAACGGGTAGACCGCTCGGGGCTGGTGCAAGTGGAGGCGGTGCAAGTGGAGGTGGTGTAAGCGGAGGTGGTGTAAGCGGAGGCGACTTCTGGTCTGATTTAGGAAATGTAGCATCTCAGGTTGCACCCTTCCTACCTCTTCTTGGACTCGGTCAATCTGGTGGTGGTGCAAGTGGAGGCAAGAAGAAGCGTCAAACAAAGCAAGACAAAATGAATGAACGCCTCGCCATGAAGATTGCACACCTTCAAGGAAAGGGTCTTGAAACAACCCCAGATATGGAGGCAAGTAATCAACTCGTGACTGCTCTGGCACAAAATAATAAACATGTTGACGGTGCTGGTTTAAGCGGTGGTAAGAGAACCTCCAAGTGGATAGAACATGTAAAGGCATATGCAAAAAGTCATGGTATTAAGTACGGCGACGCTTTGAAACAAGCCAAGTCTACATATAGGGGTTAATTAATTTATTATTTAGTATAAATATTTTAGAATATTTATATTAAAGAAAATAATATCTCATTAAGATATATAAATGGATAGATTACAATCACTTTTAAATGGGAGAAACGACCCAGCGGGTAAAGATAAAAATGTTAATCACGCAATAGAAAGGTCTATGTTGAATAATGCCGATAGAAAGTTTAACAAGATTGTTTATGATAATGAATTAAAATCCGCCAATCTATACAACCAGTCTACTATGCCTAATACTGGAAAAGATATTGGTGTAGGTTTTAAAATTAATGTTTATACTATTCGTCTGACTCAATTGTTAAGCATTAAAGCGGATTTAGAGAAAGCGTTGTCTACTTTCTTCGCAACGGGTGTAAGTGTTCAAAAATTACGAGGTGCAACAAGAGAAGCCCAAGTCGCAACTGATTTTTTCAAAAAGGCGGATATTTTAAGCACCTATAATGAACTTATGTTGTATATCAAGACTTATGCAACCGATATTATCAACGACGACTCATTTAAAGCACAAGTATTCAATACTTCATTTAATCCTCTTATTCAATTATTTACTGATACTTCCGCACTGTATCCAATATTTTTTAATCAACTACCAGTTCCGTCATTCGCAAGGACAATTCCACCAGCAGAGAGAGCAGAGGAGCGTAAGATATACGAAACAGCCCGTGAGCAGAGTATAGGTTGCTATTCATTATTTAATACTATGGCTTCCTTTATGAATAATTTAATTTTTAGACCAATTGTTAAAGATGACGTGACGAAATATATATCAGATAATAATGTTAAGGCTATTTTTGAAAAAAACCCATATGTTGCACCCGTGCAACCGCAAGGGCAACCACAAGCACCACCAGCACAAGCACTACCAGTATTACAGGGCGACGACCAAACTATTACAGCAATTGTAAACGCATACGAAGCCCAAGTAGGGAGATATTTATTCGCAAAAACAACACCAGCAAATCCAAACTCCGACCCGCAAGATGCTTTTGACTTCTCCGCTCCAAACTTTCAACCATTATCGGCTGCAGAAGAAAGGGCAGTTTTAAGCCTTATTAGAAAGAAAATTAGGGCAATTCGTCAGGCTTTAAATATTGGAAATCTGGCAGAAGCGACAGCACCCGCATTACTTATAGCATCTCAGAGATATGCTGCCGATCAACAGGCGGGACAACAGGCACAACCCGCACCCGCACCAATTCAACCAGCCCCAGTGCAACCACAAGACCCTAATAGAGTCGCTTACGAACAAGCAGGAGGCACAGATATACAACAGTATGTAATACCAGATTTAACACCACAACAAACCCAAGAAGTTTTAACAATTTATAAAGCGTTAGAAAATCAAAGTGGAGCAATTTTACGCCCAGATATTGCTGACGGACGAAAATTATATCAGGCACTCCCGCAACCCATTCAAGATGCTCTAATGAGAGTAGGAACTGGTAATGAACTGCCAGATTCAGATACAGCGGTTAATGATAATTTAATCCCATTTATAACACAGATTAAACAACTGCGTCAAGCATGGGGTAATGCACGAGTAGACGCTCAGGGACAACCAGCCGTAGTTCCATCCGAGAGCCTTTACGGTCTTGGTAGAGAGCGTAATAACGACCTTGTAATGAATAGTATTTTAGACTTTGAAACAATGGCGAGAAGACCCGCAAAAGAAAGTGACGTAGGAACTATAATGGAACTATCACCCCAGACTGTAAAATTAGAACCAAAAATCAGATTTATAATTAATAAATTACGCCAAGAAAGAAGAAGTGAGCCAAATATGTACGGCAAGGGTAAATATGAAAATCAACAAGGAATTAAACAACGTGCAAGTATGCTCCAATTAATGGATGAATTTGAACCGAAAGCGGAAGCCCTTAAAAGGGGTAAAATAATGAGCGGTGGTTGTGATACATGTGAAGTGAGAGGTGGAATGGGTAATCAGGAATGGGGATATTCAGGATACGGTGAAGTTGAAGACGAACAAAATACACCATTTAAACGAATGTTGATCGGAATGCCGAACCCGTTTGCACCAAAAGTCCCAATCTCTACTCTTCCTCACCAGTTTCTACCTTATAATTCGTCATTCGACGATTATGCCGATCAAAACTATTATAACGAGATTCTCCCAGAAGAAGGCTCACACTATGCTGAACTTGAAAAACCAGTTGACTTGGATGAAACTGCCGACGCAATTAGAAAGAATAACGAAAACTATAAAGTTATGACTGGTAGAATGAAGAACATTAAATATAAAAATTAAATAATTTTATTTTATCTATATTATATATATACTCTATAATATGGATATTGCTGAAACAAAAGAAGGAATAGATGGAGTCATCCGTAAATGGGTGAATGCTTTAAAGTTCAATAATTCGCCAGTAGTGCAACTCGGAACTTCGTCATTTAAATCGCAACAGTATTTTAGTGATTACGACTTATTTAGTCCCGTTAATGACCGTAATATTACGCCAGAGAATTCGTGCAAGGAATTACATAAAATATTCAAACGATTAAAACCATTAGACAATATATGGTTTATAGAATTAAAAATCCAAAATAGGGATGGTAGTAAAGCCAAGTTTTACGAACCAGATATTGACTGCTCCCGATTCGTCAAGGAGGTTAAAACGCTTGATTATTTAAAGTTTGATTTTGTAGTATATATTAAAGAAACTGGAAAGTTGACGGAATTATCCATGATTTATTCATTTAGTGATATGCCACCATTAGAGGATTTAATAAAAACCATTCAAACTGACTATGATTATTACAAAGGAGAGGGTAATTTATATAAATCTTTAAAACGGGCTTTCTCTGTATATAGATTGAGAGGCGACAAAGAGAAAATGGTTGAAATTAGTGAGATTTTTAATTCAAGGACGGGATTACTATATACAATATCAAGCAATTTAAAGGCGATTAAACTTATACTTGACGGCGGTGTTAAAGGTGATAATATAGAAAATAAAGTCAGAGTTAATTTACAGGATATTTCTAACGATATTGATATGCCACTAAAAACAGAGAAAGATATTGATAGTGCAATAAAAACACTCGACAGTTTAATATTGAACCAGACGAAGGAATGGTTGAAATCGCATAAATCGGTTTTATTGAAAAAATAATCTAATCTTATATTATATACAAATTATATGAACGAGTTTAATTTAGTTAAAGAAGGTCGTCCACTTTGTAAAGTTATAGGTGGAAAATTGAATGGAACTATTATAAGTGTTGCACCGAAAGGAGATGTTAATAAACATGCGTTCCCCGTTGTTAGACTCCCAGACGAAAGTAAGTTTATGATTGTCCCCGATTATAAAAAAGAACGTGATATTATTTACATTACGGGTGCTTCTGGTTCAGGAAAGACAACTTTTACTGCGGGGTATATTACTGAGTATAAAAAGACTTACAAAAATAATGAGATTTATGTATTCTCTGCATTAAAAGAAGATGAAGTATTAGATAAACTCGGATTGAAGCGGATTAAAGTAGATACGAACTTATTATCTGACCCTTTAACAATTGACGATTTTAAAAACTCGCTTGTTATTTTTGACGATATAGATGTTATAGGTGATAAGAAATTAAGAGAAGCGGTTTATAAAATACTGAATTCTATTTTAGAAACTGGACGACATACGAAGACAAGTTGTATTAATACAAACCATCTGCCGACTGCAAAGAACGAAACAAGGCGGGTTTTAAACGAAGCCCATGCTATTGTCTACTTCCCACATTCTGGAAGCGTGAGAGGTATTAATTATTTATTGACGGATTATATAGGCTTAACAAAAGAAGACATACAACTTATTAAAGGAATGAAGTCCCGCTGGTGTTGCATATTTAAAAATTATCCCCAGATTGCTATGACTGAACGTCAGTTATGGTTTGTCGGCGACACCGAAGATTAATTAGTTTTTGGTGCAACTGGGTCTATAATATAAAATTGACCGTTCCCGCCTTTTAATACATCTTTAATTGCTGTTTCTTTTAATTTTTCAATTGTTTCAATTGGATTAGGGAGTAGTTCAGTGTCTTTATCCTTTTCTTTATGACCATACCACCATTTAATCCATTCTGGTATAAAATAGAACATTTTGTATATATATATTATATATAAAATGTTTAAAAATCAATTAAAAGAATTGAAAATCCCAGTATCTACTTATTTGAAAATAGCAAGACAACGTGCAACAAAGGCTGGATATAATCCTAAACTATTAACTTTTAGCACTAATCCAATATATAAATTAAATTATTCAGGTGTTAATTTTGGTAGAACAGGGTACGGCGACTTTATTATTTGGAGCATTTTAGAGGATAGAGGGCTGGTTGAAAAAGGGTATGCGAGTCAGAAACAGGACACATTTCAAAAATCACATTCCCAGATCAAGGGCGACTGGAGGAATAATCCCATATCGCCTAATAATCTCGCATTAAAAATCAACTGGTAGTTATTTACACCTAACGCCTTGCACTCGCTTAATATACGATTTAATATCGTTTAAAAATCGCATTTCGTTCTCGTAATCCGTTTTACTTTTATTAATCATTAATTCTACTTTTTTAAATCTCGCCATAAACCTACTGTAATCATTTAATGCCGTGTTTCTCTCATCCCTATATTCATTATAAGTAGCCGTAATATTAGAGAGTTTGGCACTTAATGATTGAAACTCGCCAGTCAATACATCTAACTTTTGCTTTTTCCCCAGTGATATAACTTGCTGATTTTTAACAAGTTTTAATGCGTTCTCATGTTCTACTGAAATTGACCGTGCTATATCGTCAATATATTTTTCAACTAATTTTCCACTAACGGCGGGAGGCGTAGTGGTAGATGGCGGTGCAACCGCAACTGGTAGACCTTCGCAGAAAGTCATAAACATTAATGACGAGAGAAAGAAAAAGAGTTTCATTTTTATATAATACTTATAGATTTTATTTATTCCTACATTCCTATTTTTGGTGAGGGATTTAATTTCTGGTGGGGTTAAAAACTAAACTTTGTATAGTAAATCGCTTTATTTTGCTTTTACCGAAAGTTTGCTTTTTTGCCTCACCAGAATTATTCTTGCCTCACCATTTTTAAAAGATTTTAATTAATTATTAAATACTTAACAAAATATTTAATAAGTAAAATATCAATAAATAACATTTAACGCATATCAATAAGATTACTTACGATTTCGTCAAATGTAAGCCCAGTCCCTTTCTTTACTTCACTTAACATTTCATTATACTCTTCAAGTGTAGTATTATGTTTAACTAATTCACTTGCACGGAGCGTATCATAAGCACCACAAGTCGCAATATTGGAACGTTTTGATTGATATTGCACGGGGTTATATATTACTCGTAAATTAGACTTATCTAATAGTTGAGATAGTAGCGGTTTATCTTCTCCAAGTTGCACACGCATTCCGATTGGAGTCCATGTAAGAGGCTGGTCTACCTTTGATCCGTAGGAACAAAAGAACTCTACTGTATCAAGCCCATTATCATTATATCTTGATACAAGAACCCAGTGACCAACATTAGGGGAGCGTTCGTATAATAGAAAAAAGAACGATTTTAGTTTAGGTAGTAATTGTTTAATATCTGAATAATTCCGTAATTCACTATACTTTAATATTTTGGCTTGTGGGAAGTATTTTTTAATATCGTCGTCTCCCATAGGCTCTCGTTGTATTTCTTCTATTTCTGGGTTTCCTTCTCCCATTTCTTTTTTAACGAGTTTCTTTTCTGTTGGTGTTAATTCTTTTTCTCCCGTTTTATATTTGTCTTTTGCATACAATTCTCCGCCTTTCATAACAAATGGTTTAAGATTCTTATCGCCCTTTATTTTCTGTTTTTCTGATATTTGTAATTGTAGATTGGCTGGATCAATTTCGCTGGGCGTAAGCGGTGTATCCTTTGTTATACGGTTGCTTGGTCTATAAACGGGGTAGTTTTTATTACCAATATCACGCCAGTCTTCTTCAAACCACCGTGCAAGTTTTCGCTCACCTCTTTCTTTGAACTTTCCACCCAGTTCCTTATACCTTTTAATTAAAGCCCCGCTTCTATATGCTGACGGTTTTTTATACTTTGGATACACTTCCGCTTTTGCTTTTTCATATAATTTCTTATTGATCGGGATTGAACCGCCCATATACATTAATGGATTATTAGGGTCGTAAGGCTGAGGTTTAAATTGTGTAGGGTCGCCTACAAAATGGGGTTGTTCTGGTGGGAGTGTTTCTTCTTCGTCATAGCCCCAATTACGCTCGTCGTCGCCTTCTTTCCTTTTATTAAGTTTCTGGGGTTCTTTCTGATTAGGTTTAATTAAATAATCATATGCAATATTACCGAGAGCCGACCAATCAATATCTCCACCTTTCTTTGTTGCATAGTTCGTTATAATAACTTCTCCGATTTTCCGCTTCTTTATATACTGCGTATGGGCATATTCCGTACTCGTAAAAGAAATATTATATTCTTTAAATATCTTTCTAATATTTGGACTGTCGTTATAACTTATCATAAATCTCCCTTTCATACCCTTTACGCCATTGTAGACTTGCTCTGGGGTGACATAATCGTCATAATCTTTCTGGCGTTCACTTTCATAGGGCGGGTCTAAATAAAAGAAGGTAGTTGCACTATCGTATTCTTTTATAACTTTTTCAAATGATTTATTTAAAACTGTCACATTCTTCAATATCTCTTTCGCTTCTTTCAATCTCTCGGATTCATACGATTTAATATCTTTGGCGTGGCTGTATGACTTACCCATAGAAAAGAATGAGTTTCTAACATATGTCGCTTGTTCGCACCCTGTTTTATTATCCTTTTCTCTCAATTTATTAAACTCGGCTTGTGAAATTAGTCCACCAGCATCTTCAAGACATTTGTCTCCCTTCTTTAATGACCTAAAAATCTTTACAACATTAGGGTCAAAATCATTAATAACATATTTAATATCGGGCTTATGGTCTAATCGCCAGAAGATATTACCAGCACCGACAAACGGTTCAACAAAAGTTTTATAATCATCTGGGAACATTCCAATTAGTTTTTTAGCGATTTTACTCTTTCCTCCCATTCTCCCGAAAAAGGGGCGGACTCCACCCCACATGTCTTTTTTTTCATTACATAATTTACACGCCTCTTCTTTTTTAATTCTTGCTTCTTTCTGTTCTTCTGTTTCACCTAACTTACTAATATAATCTGAACCTTGCTTTATTAAATCACTCCCGACATCTTTCGCAATACCCCACCAATCAATATCGCCTCCTTCCTTTGTTGCACCAATTATGGCGTTCCAATCTTCGTCGTCAAAGTAATCTCCGCCAGTCAATCTTTTAGGGTCAGTCCGATAGAAGCCCGAATTAGCAGATATACCCGCACCTGTCAAGTCGGTATGATAAATTAATTTTTCATACTTTTTATCAATATCTCCATAGCCTAATTTTTCTTTTTGTAAATAATATAATCGTGTCATATTTTCACTAACGGTTTTAATTAACTTTAATGTATTTGCTTCTTTATAATCTCCACGAGAAGCCAGAGGTTTTACACCAGATACTTCTTTATCTAAATGCACCACCATTTTAGGTAGATTTATATTTTCACTTTTTGCTATTTCATTAATAATACCAGATACGGATGCTTGGTACTTAACCATAACATTAAAAACAGTTTCAGGTTTAGCCCCTAATATTCTCCCAGCATGTCCTAACACATCCTTCATATTCTTATCTGGCTCTTGAAGTGCAAGTTCAATAAGAAAATAAGTCCAATAGCCACAGAAACCTTCTAACCCTTCCGAGTTTGTATCTTTTTTATCATATCTTTTCCCATGTTTTTTTTCATATTCCGCATATTGAAACATAGAGTCTAATGCCTGAAAACCTACTCTGGTTGCACCAGATATATAAGGACAAATTGTGCCACTTGGTATATATTTATATCCCAATTCTGTCGCCAATTCATTAAGATATTTATGTTGTAGTGGGTACACGCTTTTCTCAAAAGTAGGGAGACCTTGATTACCGTGCGGGTCAAGACTATACACTTCTTTCCATTTAGGTCTAATTAATACAAGTGAAGCATGTGTGGAATTCGACTTACCCGACCCATCTTTAATATCTCCTCCTATTATACCATTAAAAATAATTTGTTTATCTGTTTCTTTCACAATATTTTTAATTTTAATAATAGTATCTTTCAATAAATCGGTCGGAGTCGTTTTATACAACCTATCAAATTCATCTGTTTTCAATCTTATATTTTCACTTATAATTGTTTTATTATCTGAGTTAATCTGGACTTTATTAGTTTCAAGGATTTTTTTAGCGACTTTTATTTTTTTACCATTCCTATATAAGTCGTCATTTTTATGGAATGGAAACTGATATAATTCCCTTTTTCCTATTTTTCCAGTAAACATATCAATTTGATTAAAATAATTAAACCAGTTAATTTCTCCACTCAATTCGTCATCTGAAAAACTATAAACTAATGTATTCTTATATTTTAATGTCATATAATACATAAAAAGTAGAGTTTTAAGATCGCTTGTTGAGCCTTTACCAACAAATGTCGCATCTGGAGGTTGTAATAATTCTCTACTAAAATCGTCAAAATTAACATGTCCGAGAGAAAACTTAACTAATTTATTAATTTCCTTTTCATAGTCGCCTTGTGGATTAGGTATTAATGCGGGTTTCATAACTCTACTTGGTCTATAAACAGTTTCTAATTCTGGGACATCTTCTTCTTCTTCCTTCTTTCCTTGCATAAACTTGGAGATTGGATTATTCCCTAATTGCGGTGCATGAACGCCAGAATATACAATATCAACATTATCTTCATTTGTAATTACTTTAACTTTGTCACCTTCAACAGTTTTAAACTTTATAGACCTAATTTTTGTCCTCATTGTGAGATTTTTAGAAATATTTGTAAGGGTCGGAACTTCAACCTCTTTTTCACCTTTCTTTAATGTTTTTATTTTTATTAGTGTTTTTGGAACTTTAATGCGTATTGAATGAAATGCTACACCGCCTTTTTCTGGCGTTCCGTCATTCTCTATAATAATATCATTTCCATTTGTTTCTTCAAGAATAATAGATTTATTACCTTTACGAGTTGTTAGGGCTTTTAATCTTGTAAGAGCGTCAATTAGTTTATCCTTGTAATACATGGAAGGAATCCCAATCTCAATTTTTCCATATTTTGGTGCTTTAATAACCATAGCACCTCCGCTCATTTCTCCTCCGCTCATACCTATTGCTTTACGCTGTGCAACTGCGTTTTTTAATGGTATAGGTTTATTACTGAAACATGTGTCCGTTTCTTTCTTGCACACTTTGTATCCATCTGGAAACTTTCTAATTTCGTAAGGCATTTTAATATATTATATTGAGATAAAAATAATATATTAAATATTAATTAAATTAAATTATTACATTAAGCGTAAATATAGTCCTTTTGTTGTGCCGTACTATGTCCCATAGCCGTAGCATCTTTTTCTTGTTCTTTAACAGTATCGCCATATTTGCTTGTAAGATAAATGTGTCTCAATTTGGAACTTGCGATTCCTTTTCCTAAAACACTATTGAGAATACGTGTAATAGCGTTGATCTGACTAACACCCTCGCCATCTCTATATACGAGAAACTTTACCTCTTGCACACCCTTTGGTAGTTTCCCGCTCTTCAATAGGGGGTGAAACTTCAAATATATTCTTAATACTTCAACCATGTCTGGTGTTATTTTCTCTATTTGCTGATTATATTTCTTGGCTGTTTTATAAGCATTAAATACAAATTCTCCCGTACTCCTGCTTAAATAGTTTTTTTCATTACTCATCTCTGGTGCAAACTTTTCAACAATATACATATCTAAATAGTCGCCATTTCGTCTGGGTGGTTGTAAGGTATATAAAGATAAGACAACCAACTTTAAAAGAGTCTCAAATTCGGGTGGGCTGATCGTTTTATTGTCCTTAAAAGTATCAACGTCTTTTTGCAGTTCGTCCAATTTTCCGATTATTAGTTTCCATTCTGGTAGGCTGTCGGCTGAGTGAACTATATTCTTTACTTCTTCATTCATATTAAGCATGAGGTCGTAATACTTCCCATACAGTTTTTTAATCTTGGAATTATTATCAGTGTTTAATGCACTAACAATAGAGATTAGAAAGTTGCGTTTAGTAGTAGGTTTATATTTGGTTAGTTTTTCAACTATTTTCTCGGGCTTTTCCAGAAACTTAAAACTTGTAATTTCCGCCCCGTCATTCAATTTCTTCAAATTGTTTAAATACAGTTTAACAGAAGATGGTGCAATACCTTTCTCTAAAAACTTATTCTCCAGTTCACTTTCAAATGTAGACATTTTATCTTATATAATATAATAAGAGAAAATATTTTTAAATTGATTTATTCCTAAAATAATCTAAACTATATGTTTTAATTTTTCAATTGGAATATACCAATAAATCTTGTTTGGATTATTTTGTCCGCCATCTCTCCTTTCAAACATTCCAGACTTAAAAGTTTTAAACAACTCTTCGTCGTAATATATATAATATAATCCATCCGTAAAATTAAAGAGAAAAACATAATTAATACCTTCTTGGATTTTATCGGTTGGAATTATTGTTGTCGGATACGCCATATATTTATTGCGTCTACTTTTTACTTCATATTTATATTTTTCGCCTAAATAATCCTTTGTATCGTATCGCTGGGCGGTTTGCTTAATACCGTCCTTAAAAAAGTCATTCATTTTGTCTAATATTTCGCCTTCTTTGGCTCGTCCGTACTTATAGTCATCTTCTATTATTTGGTGCAACGCCATCTTGATTATTCCTATATATACATGGGTGAGAAAATAAAATTAATTTAAACTTATTAATTTAAATTAATCTATATATATTTTTTACTGTAAAAATCTAAATGTTTTTAATAATTCTCTAAATCATCTAAATCATTAATGTCTTCTTCCTCTTCTTTCTTTTCGTAGCCCATAATTACTGGTGTGCCTACATATGTATGAACTTCTATATCGTTGAATGTTAATGCGTTCCTTAATTTCTTTGCAGTCGTTTGCTCGTTCTTTGGCTTTTCTGCATTATATTCCGCCAGTAATGTGCTGGTCTTAATTCTTACTATATATTGTTCCTTTTCTGCCTTTTTAAGGGTCTTAAAGTTGTCGGGGACTACAATTCGCTTATATTTCTTATCAAACCAGAACTTAAAGACGTTATTTTCTTCTACATATTCATTAGTGCTTTCCTTGCATAGTTCGCTTATTTTCAATTCTTTCTTATCAATATCTTTATTAGCGTGTGCAACTTCAAGCATAAATACCATGAACTCATTAATGTATTGTTGAGTTGATATTATAGTCTTTAATTTACTATTTCCATAATGCTGGTGGGGGTCAGTAAGGTCGGGGTTTTCAATAAATCTTTCAGTAAAAGGTATGCATTTCAACCTTTCAACGATCGCCTTGTCTAACTTATTAAGAGTCGGCTTATTGTTGCACTGTAAGAAGGTCGTGAATCGGTTTTTAAAGGTTTTAAGGTCTTTGTATAACCCACGAGCCGTTATATCATCTTTACCCGTTAGGCTTTTTACGAATTCAACATTCAAGCAACAATTCTCAGAACCATTGTCGGGTTCGCTTACGCTTAAATATCTGATTCCGTCGCAGTTTGCATAGGTTGGATTAGCAACCCCCGCCTTATAGGCTGTTGTTAGAAATGTTGGTTCGGCTGTATAAGCATATTTTCCAAGAGCGTTTTTAATAAGACCATCCAGCACTCCCTTACCGTTTCTACCCTTACCTGTTAAGACATAGAAACTTTCAAAATCATTAAGAAAGAATGAAAGTGCGGTCGCTTTTATATAGTATTCTCTGGTTTCTTTGTCGGGGAATATTTCCTCTAATAATTTTAATATTTCTTTTCTAATTTCGGGGTCACTTGCATTAATAAAGTTATAGCCACATGTTTTACTAATATAGTCATCTGGTTTAATAGGTCTACATTTACCAGCGTCTAAATCATATAATACATTTTCAAAAGCCAGAACCCTTGCATTAGAGTCTACTAATTCTTCCAATTTGTTATTCAAATAATAGTGCGGTAGAAAATCAATAATTCCCTTACAAAAAGAAGACTTACCAAGATTACTATACACTTTACCGATTGCTTCGTTTCGTTCCTTATATTTCTTATCTTCCATATCAAGAAGTCCCCGTTGTTCGTTAAAATAAGCCCGTAATGTCATGCCTACATTATTAATAAGAGAAGTTGGTTTTTCGTCGCCCGTATTTACTAATAGGTTCTTATTGCTATATTCCCACCATTTGGTAGTTTGAGAATAAGCATATTTAGTAGGCTGTAATTGGTAGTATAATATAGCAAGGTCAAGATTATTAACTTGGTTTTCAAGTGTCGTATAAAAGTCTTTTCTTTTGGTTTGTAATTCCTTAAACTTGGTGGGGTTGCACTCTTTCAAAAAGTGCCATAAGGTAGGTTGAAATACCCCGTCTTGTTTAAATGAACTATTCCATTTTTCTTTGTTTTCATTTTTGTTATAACTTTCCTTTCCATATTTTTTAGAGAATTCGTCAAACAATTCATAAGACCATCCTTCATTCTTCCACACCCACATAATGCGTAGCCAGTCGTCGTAGTTATACCAATATTTAGGGATATTGTCGCATAATTCTCTTGTAATTTCGCTGAATTCGGTGGGTTGTTTTACAACTTTAAGTGTTTCGGATTCTTCTTCTGATTCCTCGTCTTTCTCTTCTTTCTTTTCTTTTTGTTGCACTGGTTTCACTTCCTTCTTCTTCTTTTCTTGTTCTAATTTTGGTCTTTCAGGTATAAGTTCGCATTCGTCGTCTACTATTTGAATTATACAGTCGTGCAACTCGCCCTTTATTACCTTACTAATTCTTTCTGGTTGTTGCTTTTCCTTATAGGCGTTAGGGCATCTTATTTTATGGTGGGCGTAAACACCCCGATCAATATTTAAGGCGTTGGGTTGCTTCTTATCTACAACTTCTATAATCCCGTGTAATAAATCCTGTAATTTTGGTAGTTCTTCCGTAATAATATAATTCTCCATAGTTTCTAAACATGGGGTCATTTTCTTATATGTAATAGTGAAAGATAATTTATTTACAAGTCCTTTAAATTCGTCTTTCTTTTCGTTTTTGTTCCACTGATATACTTTCGCTTCATACATGCTACTTTCTCTCAACCCTATAATGGGTTCATAGTTTAATAGTTTTTCTCTAATAGCATTATTTAATGCTGTAAATTGTTCCTTACTACCGTCGTAAGTGCCGTCTAAATCAATAAAGGCTTTTAGGTTAATAGGCTCTGGTGCAACTTCACCTTCTTCAAGTTTTTTAAGGTATGTGCCTATGATTTCATAATATTCATTAGGCTTTTGAAGTTGTTGCACCGTAATGCGTCGGTGGGTTTCCTTCTTCGTAATACTGGAGTATTTTCCAGAGTGGGCGAGAAAAGTTGTTGTGTTTGACATGTTATATTATATACTTATATATTAATTTTTCTTTAAGTAGTTTTATATTAATTAAAAAATACTAAAATAAATAATCAATTTTTTTTAGTATTAGATTATTACAAAAATAATATAATATTAATTTCTCCTAAATGTTTCAAAAAAGAAATAAACTATATGTTTTTATTTCTCCTAAATATTCTCTCAAAAATCTAAATCCATCTTCGCCCTTAATGTTCCATTAATCAGATATTCCTTAATGTCGTCGTCATCTTCCTTAATAGTTAAATCTTCATGGTGAAACTGGCAACTAATGTCTTCTCCAATCTTTAATTTGTCGGGTATAGGCTCGTTGTTGCATACATGGACTACGTCGTCTTCAAAAAAGTCCTTACAACCAGCACAATAATGATTTTCGTCTAAATAAACAATAGTTCCGCATAACTTATCAAGCGTGGGCGGATTCATCTTTCGTTGTTGCTTCTCTTCTTCCATCCTTACGGCTCTCTGGTGCAACTCCGTCGAGAGATGGTGCGACTTATTATAATAAGTGAATACCCCGAAGCATATGGCACACTCATACCTTTCTTTTTCCTTATTCTTTCCATAAGCCTTCTTATTATATTGTCTTTGTTTCTCTGGTGGATAGATATATCGCTTCTTCTCCGCCTTAATAGTTTGTTCTTCGTGCAAGTTATTAGTTTCCATTTTTTGTTATTATATATATAATAAAGAAATTATCTTTAAGTGTTTTAATATTAAATAAAATAAAACTATATATTTTATTTTATTTTGGTGGGGGAGAATATTTCTGGTGAGGCAGAAAGTCAAAACTCTCTAAATAATCAATATACGCCATTTACTATACAGACTTAGGTTTTAAGCCTCACCACAATCAACAAGCCTCACCAGAATTAGAAGATTGGTCGTCGTGCAAGAGAATGGGATAATATATCACCACCTTTAAATATCGGATTCTGTAAAGTATGTTGCTTTAATATGCGGTCTTTATATGCAAGAATAGGGAGAAAAGCAAAGCGTCCAGCCTGTGACGGATCAATCGGAACTGTATATTTTCTAACTTCTTTCTTTCCAGAAGCAAAGCGTCCCATGATATTATATAAGGGGTCGCCGTCGCTATAAATACGGGTATTATTAATACTTGTATCTCGTAAATCTGCATACGCTATTGCTGGATTATAAGTACGGGCTTCTGTTATTAAACCTAATTTTAACCACTTGTCAATTATACTTCCAGCGAGACTATGACCTACAGCGTAGTAAGTATAAGCGGATTGGGGCTTCTGTTGTTGCATAGCGGTGAGTTCTTTTGTATCTATTGCATATCTCTCGGTATTCTGTATATTACTAACAGCGGTAGGCAACCAAGCCTTCAAATCTACTATATCAGCCGTACCTCTCACGGCTACAACTATAAAGGCTTGATAAGTAGACTGAAAAAACTTTAAGGTTTCTGTTTGTTTTATCAGATTAAAGCCGTCAATTTCGTCACTATAATCATTTTGGTATGACGCATCCGCCATTTGTTTTAAAATAGCCTTATCGGGTATTGTTGTATTCATACTATCTATTATATCTTATTTAGATAAAATATTATCTCATATAATTATATATAATTTAATGTCAGTTTCTGGAATTATAGACTCTACAAATATTGACCCCGATTACAAGGGAAAAATCTATCCAGACTTAATCCCATGGGCTCACCCAGAAGGTCAACAAGGACTCGGGTCAGTTCTTCAAATCAATAGTTCAGCATACATTCCTAATACTACTACAGCACAAGATGCGACAGACTTTGCTACTCTCGGTTGTGTTAAGATTGAAACAGGCACAGTAGGAATGGGAAACCAACCCGCACTTGTAATAGGAGAAGCGGGAGATTTATTACAAATAAAAGGTGCAACGCTATTAGGTTCAATATTATCAGGTAATGGTGTAAACACCGAAACTCTACCATTAGGAACAAACGGCTATGTTCTTACTGCCGACAGCACCGCAGGAGTAGGTGTAAAATGGAATCCCGCAGGTGGGGCTGGTGTAGCAAGTATTACAGAGGGAAATAATATCGGAGTTAATAACGCAATACCAACAGCACCCGTTGTATCTCTTAAAGCCCCTCTTACAACTACACTTAACATGGGAGCGGTTGCACTAACAGATAGTGCTGGTGCGGTTGGTCTATCGGGACAAGTTCTAACAGCAGGAACAGGTGGTCAAACACTCTGGGGAACTAATGGTGTCTCATCTATTACTGCTGGAACAAATATCAGCATTACTGGAACAGGAGCAGTCCCTATTGTTAATCTTCGCAACCCCTTAACAGCAACACTCAATCTTGGAACTCAAAATTGTCAAGGGACTTCAAGTCAAATCACCCTCACTAATGGCGGTAGTCAAGCAGGAACATCTGCAACGGTAGGTTTTTATTCTGGGGACAGCACCACTCCTACAACTAATTCAACCCTATTTAAAACTGGTCTTACATTACAAACTGCTACTAACAACCTCTCAATTACACCCACCTCAATCGCCAAAACTGGTTCTTCAACACTTTCAATCCAGTCCTCTACGCCGATTAATATAAGTGGTTTAAGCGGTGGTTCTGCTGGTATTCAAATAGCACAATCGTTAGGTAGTAATACAACCCTAACAACTAATATTGCTAATGTGAATTATTACCCAGATTTCGTCCTCACAAATCAAGGTCTCAATACCGTAAGTGTTCCAGCACCCTCTTTACAAAACCAGCGTCTTACCCTTAACAATTTAGGTCTTTCATCTGTTAATTCTTGGGTTGATTATGGCAGTAATGTATATAGTGGGTATTCCGCCTTTGTTATAGATAGTAATAATTATATCTGGTTGGCGGAGCAAGGGAGCGGAAATATACAAGTATGGGACAACACAATCACCACGCTTCAATATACATTACAATTGACATACGGGGGCGGAGCAGGAACTATAAACGCCTTTTACTTACAAGGCGGGTTTATGTGGATTGGTGGATTGTTTGATACAGTCGCAGATGCTAATGGTGTAAATGCGACAGGACAATATAGCATTACGAGGGTTGCCATATCTTCTTATTTATTTGACCCAGTAGAAAACAGTAGTAGTTTAAATAGAGGGTTTCAAAACGGTAGTCAAGTTTATTGTATGACAGATGTAAATGGTGCTTTGGTGTGTGGTGGCACTTTCACAACGGACGAATTAACAACTACCTCTATTAAACGTATAGGTTCAATATCAAATCCTTATGTTGCTGGTGGAAGTCAAGTATGGAGCGAGTATGGTAATGGTGCGGATAATAGTGTCTATGCTATACTCCATTCTGCTTCACTTAACTACACCTTTGTTGGTGGCGATTTTAATACTGTTAATGTTAGTGTTTCGCCAGTTGCTTGGACTTGGTGTGCTTTTTATGATAATGCGAGTGGTGTTTGGGGTGGGGTTGCGAGTGGTTTTCTTAATTCTTCTGTTTATATAATCAAACCTTCATTCAACGGATATATATTAATTGCTGGGGCATTTACTTCATTAGGCGGATCAACACAAGATTATAACGCATATATAGAAGAAGCAAATCCCGCTAATTTTGCTGATACGACATTAAACTTGAGCGGATTAGTTCCTTCATATAAACAAGGGACGTTTACTGCTGGAGCAAATGCTTTAATGGCATTTGACAATACTCTTCATACAAGTTCCGCATATCAAGTATGGACTTCATTAGGGCAGACGGGGGCGGGAGGCACAATAAGTGGTATTAATTTATGGAATGGTGTTTATAAAGTAATTGGTGATAGTTATGGTTATGTCCGCTCATACGTCGCCCTAAATCACGCTTGTGCTTTTACTGGTAATTTCATATATGATAATACTTCTTACGGAACTTACACCATAACACAGAGGAATGTTTCACAGCAATTTTTAGGTGATTATGCTTCTGCTACTTGGTCTATTATCGGTGTTGGGGTCGGTGCATTTAGTTAAAATATATTTCTGATTCTTATTATATAAATGTTAAGTGAAGTTTTTTGGTCTTTTTTTCTGACTTCAATTATAGGATTATTATTAAAAGGGGGAAGTTTAATATATAAATCTAAATGTAAAACCGTTAATTGTTGTTGCATAAAAATAGATAGAGATATAGAAGCGGAAATAGAAATTGATAGAATACCAGCCACACTTGCACCACCTAATTTAGTAAGTCAAATGTGATTTACATTTTTACATAATAAGATAATATTAACATTTAGTCAATAATATTATCTCATTAAATTATATATAAATAATATGTCAGTTTCAAGTATTATAAACAGTGCAACTGGAAAAATATATGACGATTTAATACCACAAGGTGGAGGTGTGGCACTCACAAAGGGACAACTTATTTCAGCGAACTCACAAAATCCACCAGTAGAAGTAGCAGTTCCAGTTGGTGCAAACGGGACAGTTTTAATGGCGGACAGCAATGCAGTCGACGGTTTAAGTTGGGCTGTTGTTCCTGCAGCACTTCAACTCGCACAAGGGCAATTAATATCAGCAGACCTCGCAGGTGACGCAACTCTCGTCACAGCACCAGTTCTACCAGCACAAGACAAATATGTATTAACGGCGACGGCAGCGGGTGGGGCATTAGGAACAAATATGGCATGGAGTCCAGCAACGGGTGCGGGTGGCATTATAGATACACTTGCACCTCTCGTAGATGTAGCGGGACAAGGAACTAATACAATTTCTATTGGTTTTACAGCAGGACCAGCAGGACAAATACCTTATGGCACTGGTGTATTAAATACAGGAGCATTAACAAATGTAGCAGGAGCAAATCAGATATTAGGTGTTAATAATGGTGTCCCTACTTGGATAGATGCGGGTGCAAGTGGGGTAGTCACGGCAACTCTTCCATTAGTTGAATCTGCTGGTGTTGGTGGTGCAAGTAATATTGCTATTAATTTTACACAAGGTCAAGTAGGACAAATCCCATATGGCACTGGTGTAGCAAGTACGGGGGCTTTAACAAATGTAGCAGGAGCAAATCAGATATTAGGTGTTTCTAACGGCGTTCCCACTTGGAAGGATGCGGGTGCAAGTGGAGTAGTCACAGCAACTCTTCCATTAGTCGAATCTGCTGGTGTAGGTGGTGCAAGTAATGTTGCTATTGATTTTACATTAAAGGGACAAATACCAGTTGGAACACTACCAGCAGGAACGGGTGATTTAATACCAGTAGGAACAGATAAACAAATATTAACAGCAAATAGTAAACTTACTTACGGAATGGAATGGGTGGACGCACCGACAAGCGTTTCAACCGTAATCGTTAGAAGTAATGACGCAACTAAATCAGTATCACCGCCCCAATCTAATACGGACACTTTAATTCTCGTAGCAGAAGATACGGGTGCAACATGGGACGCAGAACCCGCATCTGTTTTCGGATTCCCATCTGACCCTTATATGCCTTCTTTTGTATTTACAACCCAAAATCAAAATGAATATTGTGTAAATCAGGAATACATACAACAATCCGCAGCGGTTAAATATTTAACGGCGGTTCTATATCAGACATTTCCCGTAAAAAAAGAAATATGTCAATTTTTCGGGATTGCTAATCAAGTGCCTACATTTGTATGTAATGTTATAGAACACACCGCTAATAATGTTTTCATAATGGGATGTTTTAATTCGGTAGTTCCAATAGATACACCAGCCCAACCGTTCCCGTGTTATAATATTGCTAAACTTGATACTTTAACAAATATAGTGACTACCTTTTCACCTAATTCATGGGGACTTGCACCAGATTTCCCTAATTCTCCATTAACAAACGGAAGCGTTCAAGGATGTTTAGTGCCAATACTATCAACTAATCTAATATTTTATGGTTCATTTAATTCTGTTATTGGGACATCTGGTGGAAGTTTAGACGACGGCTATTTAAATGTAGCAATTTACTCTACAACAACAGAAACATTTTTAAGTTCTCAACTATCGACGAACGCATTACAATTCGGGTTTTTCAAACCAGCGGGTTTTAACCCAACATATCCTAATTATATCGGTGGAGAAGTGAGAGGCATGTTTGAATATGCGTTTACAACCTCATATCAAGTTGGTGGAGACTTTACAAATGTAGGAAGTGTCGCCTCTAATTCACCAATAGAAGGTATATGTGCTTATAATTATAATAACTATGCAAGAAATACAACTAATACTCCGTTAGGACCGAGTCCTATTATCATAAATAGTATGGTTTCAAGTATATCAAATGCTGGGAGTCTTTTAGTATGTGGTTCAATAACTAATAATATTTCTTTTATTCTTAATACTTCCGCCTTGACGGTTGCACCTATTACTGGGATAATACCACCCGCAGGACAAATTGGAGGCTATGGTTGTATTTATCAGGCTAATTCTATTGTTCCTGCTCCCAATGTCCCCGCCACGCCTATGGACGTAGTTATGTTATTTGGTGCTTCTTCCGTACCACCATATTATGACCCAATTATTCCAGTAATATCAACAGTATATTATTTTACTATGGGAACATTAAGCACAGTCTTACCTGCTGCTAATATTATATATACTAATAATTTTATGGGACAGAATATTATTGTTAATCCATATCTTGGAACAATCACCCCACCACCTCAACCAACGCTTCTCGCTCTCGGAAGTTCCGCAAATTATTTATGGGATACTGACGACACAACATCTATGGTATTTAATATGACCACAGGCAAGTTTATCAATAAATACACTAATCCGCCTTACGCTAATTTCACCATGATCGCAGGTAGTTCTCAATCATTCATTTCAAATGAAAGTGCAACAAACTGGATTGTTACAAATGGAATAACGGTAGGAGGAGTATTTAGTTAAATATATTTAGATACTTTGATATAAAAGAATTAAATATTTAGGACAAATAATAAAAACTTATAAAAATATTATCTCATACAATTATATAACAAAATGTCCCTCTCGTCAGCGTCTTCTTATTCAAACGCAGGAACTGCTATTATTCAACATGGTGTTCTTACGTTCGTAGCAGGTCAAACTTGCACCGTGCCATGTCCCAGTATTGTCGCATCTGATACTATTCTACTAACTGTCGCCACCTCTACGGCTGGTGCTGCTGCATATGTCGCCACCCTTCTTAATCACCTATACACCGTTGTCGTCACCGCAGGAACTGGCTTTACTGTTGTAGGTCAGGACGCACTATATGCTGGAACTGTTAAATATACGGTTCTTCATTCTGGTCTACCATCCAAAGATGTCACCTCTGTTTAAAGTTTAGTAATACTTCAATATGATTTTACTTATTTATTTAATAATAAGTAAAATTAATATACATTCTTATATTTTTACTGTAAATAATCTATATATTATATATTTTTACTTAATTTATTAAATAATTGTGTAATAATCTAATATATTTAGACTATTACGGTAATAATTAATTAATTATTACTGAAATAATCCAATAATTAGTGTAATAATCTAATTATATCTACATTATTTACTGTAATAATATAAAATATAATAAAATAAGTAAAAATCCAAAAAAAGAAATATAATAGATATAATAATATTTAGAAGTAAAATATTATCTCAATATAATTATATATAAAATGTCTAATTCACAACCTTCGCAGATTTACTACGATTTAGATGTAGTGAATACAACCAGTCAGAATACATCCGCATCTGATAGTAATCAATTAAATAGGCTTACTTTTACAGAGGTGAGGTCTTCTCCAATTTTAGAAAACCCGAGCGACTATTTTCTATCTATTGTCCGTTTTAGTTTAGACACCGCTGGTAGTATGCCCGTTGTTCTCCCCCAGATCAATTTAGATACAAGTGTAGGCAATTTAGACTATCCTAATGAAACAACCTATTTTGTCTCCATGAAATATAACGACGGAGTTAATCCAGTAGTTTATGCAAAGAAGCGTGTTATATTCATTCCACAATCTTTCACCCAGACTGGATTGAATGGAACTCCACAACCCCCTACTGGTGTTCTTGATTTAGTAAAAGTGACACAACCTTATTATTGGCTGTCGAACTTTCAATTCTTTATTAATATGATTAATAAGGCGTT